ACTCGCAGAAGAAACCGACCGTATCTCAACCGAACTATCCGAAAAACTTGATGACTACCTAAACTACGTTATCAAGGAGTGGATGGAAGAGAATCAGATTGCAATTGAACACGGACTCAAGAATGAAATCTCCGAGTCGTTCATTAGCGACCTAAAGAATCTCTTCGAGAACCACAACATCGAAGTTCCTGAAGATTCGTTCGACGCACTTGCAGAAGCAAACACAAAAGTCGAAGAACTCGAAGCCAAACTTAACGAGCAACTCGAAGCAAATGTCGCTCTTACTAAGAGCAACGCTGACCTCGAATGTGTCAAGGTATTCGCCGAAATGACTGGTGACCTTACTGATACAGACACCGAGAAACTTCGTAGCCTCGCAGAAGGACTTGAGTTTGACAGCACTGAGCAGTACACAGAAAAACTAGGACTTCTTAAGGAAAGTTACTTCAACGCACCTGTCAATGACACTGTTGAAGACTCAGAAGAGAACACTCTCGCAGAAGAAGCCCCCGTATTCGGTGGAATGATTAATGATTATGTAAACTCAATTAGCCGTACCGCTTCAGTTCCACGAAACGGAAGAAAAGCGTAATTCACTTAACCTAAAACTTTACTTGACAAAGTAATTTAATTAAATTTCCAAGGAGAAAAGAAATGGAAGACAAAGCACTACTCGCTGAACAACTTCAAAAGAAGTGGCAGCCAGTTCTTGAGCATCCTGAACTTCCCGCTATTAGCGATAGTTACAAGCGTAATGTAACAACTATCCTACTAGAGAACGAAGAGCAGGCACTACTCGCAGAAGCCGTACCAGCCAACCACATCTCAAGTGGTTCGGATGGTGGTTCACCTCACTTCAGTGGTGCAGGTGGCGTAAAGACATTTGACCCTGTACTCATCTCGCTCGTTCGTCGTTCAATGCCTAACCTAATGGCATACGACATCTGCGGCGTTCAACCAATGACAGGTCCTACTGGACTTATCTTTGCGATGAGAGCCCGTTACACCTCCCACACTGGTGACGAAGCATTCTACAACGAAGCAAACACCAACTTCGCTGGTACTGGTGACAACGACCACGCATCAACTGGTCAAACTGGTTACGGTGGACAAACCGCTGATGGTGACCCACTCGGTTCAGATGATGTTGACGCATTCCGTCAGTTGACTGGACCTGGTATGACCACAAAGGTAGCAGAAAACCTTACTCCTGCACAGATGGCATTCACCATTGACCGTGTAGCAGTTGAAGCGAAGACTCGCGCCCTCAAGGCTGAGTACTCCGTTGAACTCGCACAAGACCTCAAGGCTGTTCACGGACTTGATGCAGAAGCAGAACTCGCTAACATTCTTTCAAGCGAAATTCTTGCTGAAATCAACCGTGAAGTCGTTCGCACAATTTACAGCCAAGCAAAACTTGGTGCAGACCAAGCCGGTCTTGCTTATGTAGATGGTACAACTGGTGCTACAATCGACGCAACCGCAGGAATTAAGAAGGGCGTTTATGACCTTCTCCGTGACTCCGATGGTCGTTGGAGTGCAGAACGCTTCCGTGGACTTCTGTTCCAAATCGAGCGTGAAGCAAACCAAATCGCTAAGGATACTCGTCGTGGTAAGGGTAACATCCTCATCTGCTCCGCAGATGTCGCTTCTGCTCTATCGATGACTGGCGTTCTTAACGGTTCTGACGCATTCAAGGGACTCGAAGTTGATGACACTGGTAACACCTTTGTCGGAACTCTCGGTACTGGAATGAAGGTCTACATCGACCCATACGCAACTACCAACTACTGCTGTGTTGGATATCGCGGTGAAAGCCAGTATGATGCTGGACTCTTCTACTGCCCATATGTCCCGCTCCAGATGGTACGCGCCGTTGATGCTGATAACTTCCAGCCCAAGATTGGATTCAAGACCCGCTACGGTATGGTCGAGAACCCATTCTCACGGGGAACTGGGGCTGCTCAGAACAACATCTACAACCCAAGAGAGAATGTTTACTACAGAATCTTCCGAGTCGATAACCTACACGGTATCGAGTCTGGTAACCAAGCCGCTGGCGGATGGGCTTGATTCACCGTAGTTAAACTACAGATTAGAATTGAAATTGGGGTGTCCTTCGGGACACCCCTTTTTCTTTATACATACTATAGGAGAAACTTATGAAAGACCCACGACTATCAACATCACCAAGAGACGGTAGAGTAGGACCTTCTTTTACAACTATTGGTGGTAAACCAAAAAGTCCCAAAGGACCTACTGGTGACCAACTGGCTGGTTTTGTTGGCATCACTCAGGATTTTCTCTCTAGACAACCAGATAATTTAAATCCTCTTTTACCAACATACTTTCAGTTTTCAATGAAACGATGTCCGCACGTTACATTCTTTTGTCAAAGTGCAAACTTACCTGGCATTAGCGTAAATGTAATCGACCAACCAACAAGATTTGTGAGTATTCCCCACGCACCTGGCACTCCAGAATACGAAGACCTAACAATTAATTTTATTGTAGACGAAGAACTCACAAACTGGCTTGAAATGCACGATTGGATGAAATCGTTGGTACATACAACAGACTATAAAGAATATGAAGATGCGCCAGAACACTATACGGATGCCACTCTTACATTACTAAACAGTGCAATGAATCCAAAAATCAGAGTACAATTTTTCAACCTACTTCCTACAAGCCTATCTGCATTAGAATTTGACAGTACAACAACAGTACCAGAAGCCTTGATTGCAACTGCCACCTTCCGATATACGAATTATGAAATCACAAAATTATCTTGACCGCCTATGATTTCAGGTGTATAATTGACGATAATTTTGGAGTGAACATATGCGTTTTGATGATATTAGAAAAATGGTAGAGAAGGATATGGTCATTGACGATAGTGAACTTGACCTTGAATCTCTAAAGATACCACAACTACACAACAAGTACCTTAACCTCTTTCACGACGAAAGAATTCTTTTGCGTAAACTAGAAGTGGAAAGGCGTGAACTCATCCGCGATAAGTGGGAATATTATTCTGGCAAAATGAGCGAAGAAGAACTGGCTCGCAGAGAATGGGAACCATTCCAACTTAAAGTTCTCAAGCAGGATTTGGATATGTACATCCAGTCAGACTCTGATGTTACTAAGATAGACGATAGGATTACCCTTCAAAAAGAAAAGGTAGATTATCTTGCGTCCATCGTAAAAAGTATTTCTGGTAGGGGCTGGGAAATAAAGAATGCAATCGAGTGGAGGAGATTCACTAGTGGCGTATGATTTTATAAATGACCCAATGCACGGTGTTTATTTTCGTCAATTATATCTTTACGCGATGAACAACTCACAAGACCCATCTACCCAAAATGCGGCTCTATTGACGAACGACGAAAATGGAATAATTGCAATAGAGTGTAATAACATTCCATACACAGTAGAACACACTGAAGATAGATGGAAACGACCAGACAAATATCATTATGTTGAACACGCTGAAAGAAATGTATTGTATAAAGCCGCAAGGGCAGGATATGCAACCGAAGGACTAACAATGTACTGTCCTTGGTACTCTTGTTCGGATTGCGCCAGAGCAATTATCCAATGTGGTATTAAAAGAGTAATAGGACACAAGGAATACTTCGACAAGACTCCAGATAGATGGAAAAAGTCTTGTGGTATAGGAATTCAATTAATGCAAGAAGCAGGAGTAGAATGTATTGTTTGGTCAGGAATAGTTGGCGGAAGAACATCAATTCTAGTGGATGGTGAACTTTTCGCACCATAAATACAGTATGAGTGATTTAGTTGTATCATATAAAGACTCTGTTCATATTTCCGTTGATTGCGATAGAGGTATCGCACAGGAATTATCTGAGTACTTTACTTTCAAAGTTCCAGGCTACCAGTTTATGCCTTCCTACAGAAATAAGATGTGGGATGGAACTATTAAGTTATACAACATATACAAACAAGAACTATATGCCGGTCTAGAGGACTATGTTCGTTCTTTCGCGGAGGAACGAGACTATTCCTTATCCTTTAATACTCCCCTAACTTCTAAAAAAGAAATCTTACGGGAAGAAGTTGAAGAGTATATTAATGATACTCTACAGCCTACATTCAAAGATGAAATTCTACAGGCGTATGACCACCAAATAGATGCAGTTCATCACGCATTGAATAACAATAGATGTTTGCTTCTATCTCCTACTGCTTCGGGCAAGAGTCTAATTATCTACTCTCTTATGAGAAAGTATATGGAAACACTGCCCAAGGACAAAAAGATTCTGGTGATTGTCCCTACGGTTTCTCTTGTCACTCAGATGTATGAAGACTTCAAGGAATACTCAAAGGCTGATAGAACTTTTGATGTGGCAGCAGAATGTCATACAGTATTTGCTAATCAAGAAAAGATAAATGATAGTAGGATTATTATCTCTACTTGGCAGAGTATATACAAATGTGGTCAGAAGTATTTTGATAACTTTGGTGCAGTGTTCGGTGACGAATGCCACTTGTTTAAATCAAAGTCCCTTACCAGCATTATGACAAAACTGAAGAACTGTCCCTATAGAATTGGGACAACAGGAACACTTGATGGAACTCAAACTCACAAGTTAGTCATCGAAGGACTCTTCGGTTCTGTATATAACGTCATCAAGACTAATGAGTTAATGGATAAAGACCTTCTTGCAAAATTGTCAATTGAGTGTATACTATTAAGGTATTCAGAGAAAACAAGGAAAGAGTTGAAAAGAAGCAAGTATTTTAATGAACTAGAATGGCTAGTTACCAACCCATATAGAAACAACTTTATTGCAAATATGGCGAAGAACCTAAAGGGTAATACTCTTGTTCTCTTTCAACTCGTAGAAAAGCACGGCAAAAAACTAGTTAAACTCATCGAACGTACCTGTCCTGACCATAACGTATTCTTTGTGTACGGAGGAACAGACTCAGAAGATAGAGAAAAGGTAAGAAAGTTGACTGAAGAAAACGAAAATGCGATTATCGTAGCGTCCTATGGAACATTCTCCACAGGCGTTTCTATTCGTAGACTTCACAATATTATTTTTGCTTCTCCCTCTAAATCGAGGGTTAGAGTCCTCCAGTCCATCGGGCGACAACTAAGAAAGTCTAAATACAAGGAGAAGGCAAAGTTGTACGACATCGGTGATGATTTGACTTGGAAGACTTGGACGAACCACACACTCAAGCATTTCGTAGAAAGAATCAAGATATATAATAAAGAGAAGTTCGATTATAAAACGGTAAAGATTAATCTAGAAGAAGGAGACGCAAATGGGTGATGTATACAGGAACTATAAACTTTCTTCTGGAGACGAAGTAATTGGAAAAGTGGTAGGGAAGAATACCAGAACCATCACACTACACCGTCCTATGATGATTAAAACCGTTACTCTTCAAGACCCAATGAGTGGCGCACAAAGAAACATTATGCTGATGCGACCTTGGGCAAACCTAACCAATGATTTAGACCAACGAATTCCTGTTAGGCACGTTGTACTAGAATCAAAACCAACTCCCGATATAGTTGGATTGTATTTGGACAAACTCGAAAAAGAAGATGTGGTAAATGATTTAGTACAAGAAATGCTTGGCGACCCAGAGCAACTTCAAGAGTATCTAAAGAATATGATTGAGGGTGAATTAGACACCCAACTTCCTCAACCCGAAGAACAAGAACCAGAAGAAGTGGATGAAGAAAATGTTCATATGAACTTTCGCATCCCTCCTGGCTTGTTTATGGGTTTTCTTCTAAATGGTATTGTCAGTCTCGACCCAGAAAATGAAGGTGCTGAGTTTGACATTGAAGAGTTTATGAAAATGAAAAACCAATCTCCAAAAAGAAAACCTCGTCCCAGAAAGAACGAGGATATTGAAGATTACTTCCGTGATTGGAATCCAGAACCTTAAAGATATCTAAAGGTTTTGTTTGACTCCCCAACACAGATAATGTATCCCAAAAATTTTATGATGTCAAGGAGAAAAATGTGACAAAATGACAAAAAAATCAAACCACTATGTAGACAACCAAAAGTTCTTCGACGAAATGTGTAAGTGGAAGAAACTGGTAATTGATGCGGAGGAAATGGACGAACCCAGACCTCCTGTTACTGAATACATAGGCAGTTGCTTTATGGAGATTGCTGAACGATTATCCCATAGACCGAACTTCATCAACTACGAATATCGTGAAGAGATGGTGGGGGACGGTATTGAAAATTGCCTAATGTATGCACACAACTTCAATCCAGAAAAATCTAAAAATCCATTTTCATATTTCACACAAATAATCTATTATGCTTTTCTGAGAAGAATACAGAAAGAAAAGAAGCAGATGTATGTGAAGTATAAATTAATCGAAGAGTTAGATAAAGAACACCACTTCCCTCGTTGGGTGGAAAACTCAGAGGGGGTGGATATGTCTGAAACAAACAATGCGCCTGCCGATTACTATCGTCTAACAGAAACAGACATTGATAACTTCACACCGAAGAAAGAAAAAGATAGAAAGGCAAAGGCTCTTAAAGAGAAGAACAAAGGTATAACTTTAGATTCATTTTTTGAGGATGATATAGGTGAAAATAGCACTGATAAATGATACGCACTTCGGTGCGAGAGGCGACTCTCAATTATTCTTTAATTACTTTATGAAATTCTTTGATGATGTGTTTTTCCCATACATCAAAGAACACAACATTGATACGGTAATTCACGCAGGCGACCTAATGGATAGGCGTAAGTTTGTGAACTTCAGTATCCTAAATCAAGTCCGAAATAAGTTTATCAAAAGGCTTAAAGAAGAAAACATTGACTTTCATTGTATTCTTGGTAATCACGATGTTTACTACCGCAACACCAATGAAGTGAACTCTGTACGGGAATTGTTTGGAAGTGATATCAAACTATACGAGAAACCAGAAGTTGTAAGTTTCGATGGTTTAAATATCGCCTTTCTTCCTTGGGTTAACAAAGAAAACTATGATGAATCCTTGGGGTTTATTAAAACTGCTTCGGCTCCAATACTAATTGGTCACTTGGAACTAGAAGGATATGAAGTTATGCGAGGCGTTGGTTTCGACGGCGGAATGTCCCCTAAACTCTTCGACCGTTTTGAACAGGTATTGTCTGGTCACTTTCATTGTCGCCAAGAAAAAGATAATATCTATTATCTCGGAACACAATATCAAATCACCTTTTCAGATTTGGCAGAAACAAAAGGGTTTCATATCTTCGACACGGAAACTAGGGAACTTGAATTTATCGAGAACCCATACAAGATGTTCCATACCATTCGTTATAATGACGAAGAGGGACCACTTGAAGAGAAGAAATATCCACACCTCAAAGGCTCTTATGTGAAACTGTTTGTAGAAACAAAGAAGCACCCATACGCCTTTGATAGATTTATGGATAGACTATACGAGTCAGGCGTTGCAAAGATAACAGTTGTGGAAGAAATTGTGGATTCTGAGTGGACTAAAGAAGAAATAGTTGACTTAGCACAAGATACTGTTACACTAATCAATAATGAAATTGATTCCATCGATGAGGTGGAGGATAAGGCTCGTATGAAGAAACTCATCAAGGACTTGTATATGGAGAGTTTGTCACTGTGAACATTTTTGTATTGGATGAAAGTCCTCAAACTTCCGCACAGATGATGTGCGATAAGCACGTTGTAAAGATGATTGTTGAGTCGGCACAAATGTTGTCTACTGTTCATCGTGTTCTTGATGGAACAGAGTGGACAGATTATTCAAAGAACGGTCGCCGTATCAAGAGATGGAAGTCTCCACACAAACTATTCGAAGAAATGCTGTACAAGGCATCTTTCGTCGGACACCCCTGCACACAATGGGCGATGGAAAACAACCAGAACTATTATTGGTTGGCGGAACACGCATATGAACTGTGCAAGGAATACACTCGTCGATACAAGAAGGTACACAAAAGCGAAGATATGATTTCTCTTATTCGTTTTCGTAAACCTGCCAATATTGCAATTGCAGATTCCATCACACCGTTTGCTCAAGCGATGCCTGATAAATACAAGAGTGAATCTGCGGTGGACGCATACCGAGCATATTACTTGGGTGAAAAGACTGCGTTCGCAGAGTGGAAGTATTCGGATACCCCTTCGTGGTATGAGGAGATGTTAGTTTGATTATATTCCGAACATTGAGTTGGAAGAACTTTCTTTCGACAGGAAACTACAAGACAACAATAGATTTTACCCGACACGATAACAGTCTCATCTCTGGTGAGAATGGTGCGGGTAAGTCTACTATGTTGGACGCTCTTACTTTCTCTTTGTTTGGAAAATCATTTCGCGGTATCAATCTGACTCAACTGACAAACTCAATCAACGAGAAAGAATGCGAAGTGGAAATAACCTTTGATATTGGTAGTGAATCATATCGAGTGTTTCGTGGACTGAAACCAAAGAAGTTTGAAATCTACAAGAACGGAACTCTGCTAGACCAAGACGCAAAGGCAAGAGACTACCAGAGAATTCTTGAAGAGCAAATTCTCAAGATGTCATACAAGTCTTTTTGTCAAGTTGTAATTCTAGGTTCATCAAACTACGTTCCGTTTATGCAACTAAGTGCCGCAGACAGAAGACTTGTCGTTGAGAATCTATTGGACATTGATGTGTTCTCTGTAATGAATACGCTTGTTCGTGCCAGACTTCAAATGACAAAGGAATATGTCAAGGACATTGATACGAAGATTGAAATTGCAAAAAGTAAGGTGGATGAAAAACAGAAACTCATCGATACACTGAAGAAAAGGTCAAGTGACTCCGTAGACAAGTATCAGAAAGAAATAGAAGACACCCGAAAACAGATTGATGAGTTACAATCAGAGGTAGAAGAACATCAAATGGCTTTAGAAGAACTTCTCAGTAAAATTGAAGATAGAGAAGAAGTTCCGAAGTCTGTCATTAAGATGGAGTCTTTAGAAAAACAACTACAGACAAAAATCAAGAATATTGAAAAGAGTGCGAAGTTCTATGAAGAAAATGATACCTGTCCGTCCTGCAAACAAGACATCGAAAAACACCATAAGGAAACTTTGTGGGAGGAAATGTCTAAGGACAAAGAAGAAGTTACGAGTGCTATCTCCGAACTCAGTTCGAAAATTAAAGACGCCGAGAAAAGGTTAAGCGAAATCAATGCAACTATGCAGGACGTATACAGCATTGAGAAGGTAATCTCTGGTAAACAGAATCAAATTAGTGCCTCTTCTCAGTATATCAACAAGATGCAGAAGAATATTGAAACCACACTGTCCGAAGGAACAGAGGTTCAGGAAACTAACGACGAACTCAATCAGTTACTAGGTGAAGGAAAGCAACACGTTGAAAGAAGAAAAGAACTTATCGAAGACAAACATTATCTTAGTATTGCTTCTACTCTTCTAAAAGACAGTG